CTTCCCCAGGCTGGGCATCGGTGTAGTCTTCGCCGAGAGCTACAATGCCAAGGCAAAGATCATCGAACGCTTCTTCAAGACCTTCCAGGAACGCTTTGAACGCTTCATCAGCAGCTTCCGGGGAGCTTCAGTGGCAGATAAGCCATCTACGCTGATGCGTAACGAAACCTGGGCTCGCAAGATGTACGAGTCGAAGCCTCCCACCATGGAAGAGGCCATGCAGATGATCGGGTTCTTCATCAGATACATGTATGGCGAAGCTCCTCACAGCGGACTAGGCGGTAAGACTCCCTGGTCAGTGTTTAAAGCTGCGGAAGTGCCGGAGGCCCAGATGATCGAACCTAAGCGCTTGAACTACCTGATGATGTCCACCGTCCGCAAGACACTCCGCAACAATGGCATCGTCCTGAACAAGCTGCAATACTGGAGCACCGAGTTGATCGAGCACATGGGGAAGGAAGTCCTGATCAGATACGATCTCTGCGATGCGAGATGGATACTGGTCTATGACCTGCAGGACAACTATATCTGCCAGGCTGAGGTTCGCAAAGCGGTCGATCCCTTCATCCACCTGGATATGGAGAACGCAATCTCAGTGGCTGAGGTCAAGAAAGAATACAAGGCCATCAAACGGCACCAGAGAATGATCGCCAATCGCACCAGGCTCACGGTCAAGAAGACTCAAGAAGTGGTCGATGCCTACGTGAAGAAGCTGGTGCTGCCTCCCCAGGAGGACAACCCAACCTTTATCCAGCCGCCTGCCATAGAAGCTCCCAAACCGGGGCCGGATCAGATCATGGAAGCCCTGGAGAAACAAGCCATGCAAAAGCTCCCCAACCTACTCGAAGTAATCAAGAAGCCTGCCGGGCAGGATGATGATGAGAATGGGGAAATCAGGCCTAAAACACGCAAAGAAATGCTGAAGTTCATCGGCATACAATAGGAGGAAAAGTGAAACAGAATCAACTCGTCAGAATTCGCAATGTGGTTGAAGCTGACAACTGCATTAACTATCTGGTTAACCGACCTAAAACTGAGATGGTGGGTCTGGGCTTACTCTACGGCAGGCCTGGCTATGGCAAGACCGCCTTCGCCCAACGCACCGCTTTTCAGCGTGGCTACATCTATCTGCGGCTGGAGTCCCATACCACCGCCAAGACCTTCGCCAACATGTTGGTAGCCGCCTTGTACGATCACTTGAACATTAACGATCCGATCCCCATCGGCACCTCCCAGAACCTCTACAAACACTGCATGGATATCCTGGATGAGCATCCCAAGACGGTGATCATCATCGATGAGATCGACTATGCCTTCGATCAGCCTAAACTGCTCGGAGCTATCCGGGACATCGTGGACGAGACGCTGGTCATTATCCTCTTAGTCGGGATGCAGACTGCTAGGGATCGCCTCTCCCGGCTCAACGAACACTACTTCGACCGCTGCAATGCCTTCGTGGAATTCCAGCCTGTAAACAAGAAGGATATCAGATCTATAGCTCAAGAGGTCATGGAGATACCGGTAACCGAGAACATCGTGGAGGACCTCTATCAGACCAGCAAGGGCAACCTGCGCAAAGCGGTCAAGATGATGTATTCCCTCGAAACCGGACAGATGCTCCCTGAAGAGAAGCCCAGTAACGTAATAGATCTGAAGGAGGTAAAGTGACACCCACCGAACTGGTCAAGAACTTCGTAAAGCAATATCGCAAGCCTTTCGCTGCGGAAACGATAGCCGGATACACTACAATAGAGACTGAAGAGATCAAGCCGATTCTACAGGATCTCACTGAGACTGGCCTGATCAAGGAGGTCGAAACAGGCATCTTTGTAAATGCCAATCGCTACAATCCGGTACTCTGCTATGGACAGAAGGGAACCTGGAACTTCCATCCCAATGCCGCTAATCAACTACTAAACCTGATTGAGAATGGCAGCTACACCTCAATCCGGAAGATAACTGCCGATTTCCCTCGCAGCCGCCAGTGGGTCTTTGTCTATCTGGAAGCCCTGGCTTCGATAGATGCCATCGGCTTTGATAAAGTCTACTACGTTAAATCCAGAGCCAGGCTCAAGGAAATCGGCAAGCACATCAAGAAAGGCATACTCCACGAACTGACCTGTAAACCGCCTGATCCTAATGCCAAGACTAAAGAGCAACTCAGGGCCGAAGCCGCAGAACGTAGAAGGCTCAGGCAGGAAAAGAAAGAAGCTGAGAGTAAGTCCAAGCAGGAATATAGAGCCTATAGAGCCGCCAAGAAGACTGAGTGGGAGAAAATCAAATCCTTACGTCGGCAGGCGAATGAGATGTGTAGGCTGTTGGCCGAAGACTACAAACAAAGATATTCCAACTAAGAAGAGAGGGCATTCTATGGAACAGGAACTGAGAGAACGAAAACTACGTCAACAAATCCACGCCATCCGGGTTAAGAAATTCCACTGGCCCCTGGACGCCTTCAAGTTCATCATGAACGGTATGGGCTATGGCGACTCACTTTCAGCTCTATCCGAAGATAAGCTGCTCGAGTTCAAGGCCATCATGCTCAAGTATCGCAGACATGGCCGCCCTCTCGAATACAACTACGATAAGCAGGGCAAGTACATGCACGCCCTGATGAAGCAAGCCGGCTGGACCGAGACCCAGCTGCGGGCATTCACGATCAGTCACTATTCCAAAAGCCACTGGAACCTGCTCAACAAGAAGGAGCGCAGGGCGGTTATCGCCATGTTCCAGTCCTACATCAAGAAACAAGAGATCAATCAATCACCAAATAAACAAAGCGATCCTAAGGAGGATTCAAATGAGTAAAGCGAGCACACCCGTCAAAGAACGCACCTTAACCGATGCTCAAGGTAGGGAATTCCCAGTCAAGGTGCTGCACACCGAAATAGTGGAAAAGGATGCCGCAGTCAAGAAAGCGATGGACTGCGCACTAAAACTGCAAGAACGTATTATCTCCGACAAACAGAAGCTGATCCAGATCATCGAGAAGTATCTGAATGACGCGGCTCGCAGGAATAACCTTGAATGGAAGGGCAATGCCCTGCTCATCAGCTTCGATGAGAAGTATCGGGTCGAGATGCGCTTCCGGGAGAAGATTCAGTTCGGCATTGAACTGCAACTCGCCAAGCAGAAGATAGACGAGTGCATCAAAGCCTGGTCAGCTGACTCCAATGACAACCTCAAGGCTATCGTCAATGATGCCTTTCAGTTGGACAAGAATGGTCAGTTGGCTCGTTACCGCATCTTTTCACTGCGCCGCTTCAAGATCAAGGACCCGGTCTGGAAAGAAGCGATGGAACTGATCGATAAGGCCATCCTGGTCACTTCCACCAAGCAGTATATCTCGTTTGCGGTGAGAGACGAGGCCGGTAACTACAACCGAATCGTGCTGAACTTCAGTACCCTGTAATTCTGTCGCATCCTATACCAGCAGATTTTGACGGAATAATGGGAGCTACAGATGATGACCGCAGAAATGACCCAAGTATCGAGGTAAACGTGAAGAGTTTCAAAGACCGCTACTATAGACCGGATGAGATCGCCGACGTGCTGAACGTCGCCCGCTCCACCGTCTATCGTATGATTAGAGACATAGCCGATCCTCTTCCCGCTTATCGCATCAATGACAAGGGCCCCTTACGGGTTCATGGTAAAGACATTAACAAGTATCTGGTAAGTCACAAGGTAAGACCTGAATATGAGTAACGCACTGGAGTTCCGCATCAAGCGGGATAACTGCAAAGAAGCCTATCTTAACGGAAAGACAGATCCCACTGAGCTGGCGGTGATCTTCGGAGTATCCGATATCACCGTCCGCAAGTGGATCAAACAGGCTAAGTGGGACGAGATGTTCAAGGAAGAGCGTAAACTCGACCATGAGATCAACTTGGCTCGCAAGAAGGCTCTCATCCAGGCACTGCGTGAGTATGCCAAGAATCCTGCAGATACCGCCCTGCAGAGCCTCGTCAGCCTGATCAAGCAGAACCAGAAAGACGCTGAGCCTTCCAAGGAGTTGAACGACTACATCGTGCGCTTCCTGGATCAGGTGACCGACTTTATGATCGAGAAAGGGCATGAGACTATGCTCAAGCAGTTCCAAGGTATAGTCCTTGACCTTGCCGAGTACTTAAGAGTTAGAAATGGATAATATTACAGCCACGGACATGGTTGCCTCCAAACCTACACATCAGCCTGCCCTCCAAACCCTCCAAGCCTACAGAACAGCGGAGCCGTCGCCTCCGGCTCCCCTGATCCTTCCGGAATACCCACAGCCTCCACGCCAACAGCCCGACATGGTCAGTCCTCCGACCTCCGGGTCCCCGACGCCCGTCCCTCTGGGCGTCGGGGGGTTACCCGGTTATGCCTAAGAAGTTCATTCAGCGGCATAACAAGGCTCTGACGGAGATCGCATCCAAAACGATCTCCGTCTTGCCTTTTATAGACGATAATCCAGAAGCTAAGGCTGAGCGGATAAAGCGTACTACAGCAGATGGCTGGGATGCCTTCTCGTTCTTCTGCCATACCTATTTCCCGCATATCTTCCCACTACCTTTTTGCCCAGCACATGAGACTATGTTCGATGAGACTGATAAGGGCTCAGGCATCATCGCCATCACCGGTTTTCGTGGGCTGGGCAAAACGGTACTCATGGGAGTGGTCTATCCGATCTGGATGATCATCAAAGGTGAGCGCTATGTAATCCATACTGCCGCAGACTTAGATCTGGCACAGGAACGCACAGCATTTACACTGCACGAGCTGCAGAACAATAAGCGGCTCACCATAGATTATCCTGAGCTGCTGCCTGTGGATGCGTTCGATCTGGACTTCTATCTCAAGAACAAAGCGAGGATCAGAGCCAGGAGTATCAAGCAGAGCCATAGAGGAACGATTAATCCCAAGACTGCCAAGCGGCCCGGTTTGATTGTCTGTGATGATATAGATAAAGAAGAGAACATGGGTAACCAGTCCATCGGTAAACGTAGGATGGAGAAAATCACCCAGGAGCTTGCCGGAGCTCTCTCACCGGAAGGAAATGGCAAGATCGTCTGGCTCGGTAACCTGGTACATCCCAATTACTCCATCTGCCAGTTTCAGGAGCTCATATTAGGCGAAATGCGGGCCGATAATCCGGATTTGGACTTGGGATACCAGTCGGTTCTCAAAACGCACCAGAAAGCGATTTTGCGCTTCTCTCTCGAAGATATACATGGCAAGTCCACCTGGGAGGCTCAATACCCCACAGCAACTCTACCAAATCTGCGAGCCAAGTTCGGGATGACAGGTTATCAAAGGGAGATGCTGGGACAGCCGGTTATTGAAGGGAGTATCTTCAAGAACCACTGGTTCATCAAGTATAGATCCCTACCTGAGCCATCCCAGATGAAGCGAGTCTGGCTCTATGCCGATCCTGCCTGGGGAGAGAAGGGCTGTTACAAAGCTGTTATCTCCATAGGCTATGATGGTAATCGCTTCTACGTAATACATGTTTGGATAAGGCAGACTGAGAACACCAAGTTCTTCAGATACTACTATGATGCCTATCAGGAGTTGGATCGTATCTACAGAGTGAAAGCCAGAGCTGCTTGTGAAACTACCTACGGACAAGGCAGAATCCTGGCTGACTTCGATCGGTGGGCTACAGATAACCATCTGCCACCGATTTCGCATCGCATCAAGCGCATCGATAACAAGGATAACAAGAACCTGCGTATAGAGAGAACTGAGACCATCATCGAAACAGCCAAGATACTCTTTCCTGATGGTCAAGACACACCAACCCTTATAAGTCAATTCCTCACCTATCCTGATGGCTATATCGATGGCTGTGATGCCCTGGCTGGATGTCTGGAACGCTTCTCTGAATACGATATTGGCAGGAACAGAGTCAAGGTCCGAAGGTTCAGCTTCTAATGAACTACTATGATCAGCTAATGCTTGAGTACTACCGGGTCCTCAATAATGCCTGGAAAACTGAAATTAGAGATGCGACCCGACTTGCCGTCCAGATGCTGAGTGACATGCCCCGAGCTGAAAAGCTTAACCAGAACTCATTGGACAAGCTTATGGGCATCATCAATACTCAGTTGGGGGATGACTTCGCAGCACTGGTCAATGAGCCCACCAAGGTTATAATAGACCGCTGTGTGCGCCTCGGATTGAGAGACACCCAGGTGCAAGCCCCAACCAAGACCAGTATTGGGCTTTGGGGCATTGAAGATCAGCACCTCTCATCCACTATTCAGAAGCAGCAGTTGTTCTGGATTGGTAATCACTTCGAAGCTGATATCAGGCAAAACTTTGCAGATACCCTTTCCAAGGCAATCGAGCAGGGCTATACCAAAGAAATGCTTGCCAATACTCTCAAAGACCAGTTCAATGACCTTGCCAACCGATCATCGCACTACTGGCAGGGATTGGCAGAGCATACTGCTCTTAGAGTCAGAGAGTTCGGAAGGCTTCAAGGTTACAAGAAAGCCAAAGCCAGATACTACAAGCTCGTAGTGATCCTGGATGACCGCACCAGTGACATCTGCCGGGCTCTGGCAGCCCAAGATAGGGTCTATCCCCTTAACGATGCCCTGGAAGTGATGGATAACCTGATGGCCCTGGATACCAAGTCCAGCAGCCTCGATGATGCCCGGGAATACATCAAAACACTCGCACCATGGATCAAAGACGATCAGATAGAATACGACTCAGAGATGAACCCTGTAGGCGTCTCCGGAGCGCATACTCCGTTCCCGCCTTTTCATTGGAAATGTAGGACTCAAACAGTTATTGTTTAGGAACATTCTCTAATCCCATCATCATCTCATAATGAGCTTCGTGACAAGTTATCTTGAAAATCTCTTTGAATACATCTTTGTACATTAAGACAGTCTCGTCAGTGATATCATAATAGGCATCATCAAATACATTGTGTGATCCAGCATGAACCCATGATAAAAGAGATTCGCAAATCTGTTTATTATGACCCTGAAAAATATCAGAAACACTGTCCAATGGTACATCGCCCAGTAGCGAGAAATAGAACTCAAGAATTCTTCTCATTATATTAGGTAATATATGCGCGTTTGATACATTATGCTTGTACTCGTCCCAAAGCAACTGATACGAACTCTTTATGGGGCTTTTATCGTATTTTTGAATTCTTGAGCCAGTTCTATTCTTTCTGACTACCCAATAAGATAAGTTATTGCTTGATATCTTTTCCTTGTGTCTAGGGTGAGATACTTGCCTATAGAAATACACATTATGTGTCAACACTATAACCTGCTTGGTTTTACAGTTTCCTAAGTTTGTTTCACTGATTACTTTTTTGATCAAACAGCTTACTGCAAACAACACGTCATTATCAAGACTGGACACAGGATCATCAAACACGATCACTCTGTCATCAACAGTATCTGCAGCATTCTGAGTTCCCCTTATCAGGAAGTAGAAGTAAAGAAATGTAACAAACGATATCTCTCCTTCACTTAGAGAGGACTGGGCATCAGAGTCATCTTCATTGGGTCTAATGATCCTGTATTTATCATTATCTATAGCCTTATCCAGCCTAAAACCTTTGAATCCAAAGCTATCCAAGATTTCATTGATATCATGTATGGTAGTCTGGGTAGAAGTGGTCTGGGCTCGCAAGGTTCTGATTTGCTTGTTGATATCAGTCAAACTCTCTTCGGCTTTTGTAATGCTGGATGAAATGTTTTCAATAGCTTTGTCTAAGCCAGATTTCTGTCTCTTATATAACTTTACAGTGGTATCTAAGGCATCGTCTACGATGAACTTCCAAACCTGATTTTTCAAGTCGGATCGTTCGCTCTTTATATTGGCTACTGTTTTGTTATGACTCTTAATTGTCTTGTTTGCTTGAGTTATAAGGTTATTCATGTCATCAATGACTACATCAATGGGATCTAAATTCTCTTTCGTGCTGGGCTCTTTGATTTTCTTGTTTATTCTTAGAATGTTCTTTGACACTGTTGTTTTCAAAGACTGAATGAGGGTTCTCAAGCTATTTGTAACAATCCACTTCTCATTGTTATCCATGATGCCTTGGGCTTTTTGCACTATCTTCTTCGTTTCAGTCTCATATTGAGTGAGAAACGAGCTTAAACTCTTAATGCTTTGATCATAACTCTCATCAAAGTAATCCTTTAGACTCATGGCAAGGTTTTCTGATGTTTTTTGTTGGCAGAATGGACAGATTCTTTCAGTTGCATCATAATAGTTTTGATACCCATCCTTAACCCAATCGCTTGCTTGCAATCTATCTATAAGAGCTGCTATATCAACATCTTTCCGACCGACAATAGGTTGGGACAGGTTTGAGTTAGTTTGGAGAAGTTCAATTTCTGAGGTATCTATGGACTCTATCTCTTGCACTTCAATAGGTTCATCAATATACAAGCTTTGATATATGTCTTTCAATTCAGAACACGCTCTCAAGACAGCATTATTTGTGAAATTGGCTTTTACCTGATTAGCAAAACTTACCTTTTTGTCTCTAAAACCTTTGAACACTTCTTTGAAGTCATCATCATACTTTTTTTTTTGTTCCCAACAGGCTTCGATAAAATCGTCATCAAGCTTTTTTAAATCGCCAATCTTACCAGATTTTCCATCGACACCTTTCAACTGTGATGACAGGTTAGAGATTTGATTGCTGGTTCTCACTTTCTCTTTCTCCAGATTTTCAATATGCTTTACGGTTTCATTATCCGTATCTCTCAAAGTGAAAACTCCGGGAATTCCATCGTCCTGATTAAAAGTATCTGCGACGAAGTCCTTGTTGTAAACCAAAGTTTGGAGTGGCGTCCCGTTTACCCAATCGACAGTACATTTAGGGTACGCATGGGGATTTCTTATTACTCTACTGATAGTTGTCTTTCCAGATCCATTTGCTCCATAAAAGAAACTGAATTTTCCCAATCCATCAATTACTTCAGCATCACCCTGGTAGGATGCTTCGTCTTTAATAGTAATCTTCTTGATCATAAAACCCTCCTGCTTTAAGCGGATATATCCCAAAACCTATTGAAGAAAGCCATAAGCTTCTCGATCACGGTCTCACGCTTGAGAGTTCTTTCCCCGGTCTTGGAAAATCTTGTTACCGCAGGCAAAACCGCTGATAGAGCAGTCCCTGTGGTTTGCACATAGCCATCTCGGAAAGCATTGTTAATATACTTG